GTAATAACACTACTCCTAATGTTATTATAGATAAAAGAAAATTTGAAAAAACTAGCAGTACAGATGGAGACCATCAAGGTGATGTGGTTTATTTTGGTGGTACAGAAAGTTTAGTTGCTGGTACTATATATCATTATAAATCAGATGGTACTTGGGAGTTAGCAGATGCAGACGCAGCTTCGACTTGCGATGGTTTACTAGCTGTTGCTTTAGGCACTGAATCAGACACTCATGGTATGTTATTAAGAGGTATGGTCACGCTTAGCGCAGATCCTGGAGCTGTTGGTGATGTGTTGTATGTTTCAACAACAGGTGGTAGAGCTACAGCTACAGCGCCATCAGGCAACGGTGATATAGTAAGAGTTATTGGTTACTGTATAGATGCTAGTAATGGTCAAATATGGTTTAATCCAGACGGTACGTTTGTAGAAGTTACAGCATAATGGGTATTGGTAAGGTAAGCTCATTAGCTGTAGCAAGTTTAGCTAAAGTAAATAGTTTAGCTAAAGCTAGTATAAATAAAATAAATAGTGTTACTGCTAGTTTTGCAGCTGCATTTACAGATACTCAAGCAGTATCAAAATCTATTACAACAGGTGAAAGTAACGCTATAAGTTTTACGGATTCATCAGATACGTTTAATTTTGATGGAACAGATACATGGTCAATATCTCTCTGGATAAAAGCTGGTTGGAGTAATACTTTAAATACTAATATAATTTTTATTATTGGGCAAAAATCAAGCGCGGCTTATCAGCTTGAAGATATGATTAGAATTAGTTATAATGAATCAAATAATAGAATAGAGTGTAGATATGGTAATAAAACAGCATCTGCGCAATGGTATAATCAAGGTGGTTGGTTATTTCACAGCAATTCTGGCGATTATGCCGCTGCTTATTCTGCCGCGGGTTTAGGCACTACATACTGGAGCGCTTCAAACAGGGGTAACGTAGGTGATGATAACTTTACAATGATTACCATAACTAATGATGGTGGTAACACAGCCGCTTCATTAAGATTATATTGGAATGCTACTGCGATTGGTCAATCACCAATACAAACAAACAATGGTTCTAGTAATAGAACTAGTATTCCAATAAGCACCACTGATGATAGATTATGGAGTATAGGGTCTAACGGTGTTCATTCAGGTCAAGCTGGTTCTGGTCAACAAAGAATAGCTGGTAATAGTTCTGCTACAGTATATAATGATTTGACTATATGGGATAAACAACTTAGCGATAGTGATGTTAGTGAACTATACAATAGCGGTACCCGAATGGATGCTGAAACACATACTTCTGAATCAAATTTAGTAGGATATTGGAAATTTGAAGGTGATGGTAATGCAACAAGATCTAGTCACAACTTTACTGTAAGTGGCGATTCATCAATAGGAACAATATAATGAATTATTACATAGTAACAGAAGAGGTGTTTGATACACTTAACAAGGAAAATATAAGTTTTATGCGTAAAAGCATGGACAATACAGAAAGATTAATAGTTACAACAGATCTTGTTAACGATCGTGTTCGTGAATTTAATAACATAAACACTTGTTCAAGTTATACTTTTACAAACCATAGCGACTGGCAAGGTGATGGACAAGGTATTGAAGTTGATGATTTGGAAACAAACACATATATATCAGAGGTAGATGACTAAGACAATAGCACTTTAAATCAAGAATAAAGTGTGTAATAATATAAATATAAAAAAATAAAAACAAATGGGACAAAATTCAACAGAGGTAGCTTATGGCTTTGGACAACTAGGTAGTGTATATACTACAGCTAGTAGCGATGCTATAAAACCACCTACAAACAAAGTGTTTGTTGCAATAACAATGCTTGAAGATACAGTATTTGATTCTTCCGCTGGTTTAGTAGCAGAAAGGGTTGTTATACCTGGCGCAACTACATTAGCTGCAAACACTCAAACTGGAGACATATATATAGGTACAGAACAACCAGCTCATGATTTAGCCGCTGGATCAGAAACTACTACAGAAGGTTCTGGTGGTAAAGTTGTAGATTCAGTTACATTTGCTAGAGGTATAACAATATATGGTCGTTGGACTGAAATAGATGTTAGTTCTGGTGGTGTTGTAGCTTATATAGGAGACTAATGTTAGGACAGGGATTAGGTGTTATAGCACCTTGGAGTACTAAAATTTGGGCAGGCGGTATACCAAGTGGTGGTGGAAGAAAAACATGGGGAAAACTTACTAATATAACTTCAGACGAAAATAGTGGTGGTGAATCTCAAAGCACAAGTAGTGGTACTCGTACTGCTGGTACATTAGCTAATGGTGATAAAATCAATGCTTGGAATGGAAGTTCTGGTGATGTAAATTTTGTACAAACTACGTCTGCAGATAAACCTACATTTGACGCCTCTGCTGTAGCTGGTCCTAAGTTTGATGGTGATCAATTTATGGACACTAACTCTAACATAACAATTGCTAGTGATAGTGATTTTGCAATTGTAGTTAGATTTAAATGCACTAATTTTGATGCCGCAAGAGCTATAATGGGAGATACAAGTAACGAGCACGTTATGATAACTAATAACAAAAGTATAGCTCTTAAAATAAACGGTACTAATAGAAACTTTACAGAGGCGTCTAATACTTTAGCTACAGATCAATTTTACACGCTAATAATAACAAGAGTAAGTGACACGGTAAACGCTTATATAAAAGGTGGTGCTTACACAAGCGAAGAGCAATGGGGTAGTTCTATTGCCAGCGCGTCAGGAGATATTACTATAAGTAATTTAGGTGCAGCTGCAGATGATGGAAATAACTTTATAGGGTTTATACAAAACGTAATAGTATATACAACAAGCGCTGTTGGTTTAGATAGCGCTAGTAACAGAACAAACATGTTTAGTTACGCAGAAAATAATTAAAATAAATTAACTTAAATTAAATAAAAATGGCAAAAAAAGAAAAGGTGGTAGACCTTAAACCTAAAACAATAACAGAAAAAGAATTACAAGAAGTTCAAGAAGCAGTTTCTAATATAAATAAAGTACAATTAGACATTGGTATGTTGGAAAGTAGAAAACATGTTTTACTTCACAACGTTACTTTATTACAAGAAGAAATGCAATCAATTCAGAAAAAACTTGAAGCTGTTTACGGTAAAGTAAATATTAACATAAATGACGGCACGATAGCCGATATAGAAGATGAGCAAGCTGATTCGTAAAATCAGTATAGGTAAAGACTATAAAAACGATGCCATGCACTATGCCGTTGGGCAAGAAGTGTATGGTGGTCATACTATATGTGATATATTAGAAGAGGATGATAAGTACAGCGTTTATATTAGAAAAGGTAAAGATGTTTTGCCTTGGAAAGATTTTAATAAAAACATGGCTGTATCTGTAGAATATAATTTGCAGTATTAATGAAAGCGGTTTACAACTTTGTTGTAACACCTGTAAAATCAAGATACAACAATACAAAAAATATAGATGGTAAAGAGCTTATAGTTAATACTGAAATTTATAGTCATCAATATGTTAGCAGAGAAGCTATAGTAAAAGCAATACCAACTGTAGGAGAAACAAATATAAAAGTTGGTGATACTGTAATTGTACATCATAATGTTTTTAGAAGATGGCACAACCAACACGGTATAGAAAAAAACAGTAGAGCTTATATTGATGAAGATACTTATTTAGTACAACCAGATCAAATATTTTTATATAAACCAAAGGCTATATTTAGTTATCACAATAGAAAATGGCAAGCAATGAAAGGTTATTGTTTTGTTGCGCCTATAAAATCAACAGACAACTTAAGCTCAGACAAAGAACAACCTTTAATGGGTGTTGTTAAGTATACTGACGGTACAGTTAAAGAAGGTGATTTAATAGGCTTTAGACCAAGTTCAGAATATGAGTTTATTATAGACGGTAAGAAATTATATAGACTATTATCAAAATTTATTACAATTAAATATGAATATCAAGGAGACGAAGAAGAATATAATCCAGGCTGGGCAGAGAGCAGTTGATGAATTAATCAAAGTTGCTAAAGAGCCAATCGTAGACTCTGACGATGATATATCAGCTGATAGATTAAAAAACGCTGCTGCTACAAAAAAACTAGCTATATTTGATGCATTTGAAATACTTAATAGAATACAAGAAGAAGAGGCTTTGTTAGAAGGCAGGGAAATTGAAAATAAAGTAAAAACTTTTAAAGGTTTTGCTGAAGGTAGATCAAAATAATGTACGAACAAAATTTAGTAAAAATTGTTGAACCAGTTAAGCTTAACACAATTAAAAGGCTTAACAAAAGTAAAAAATGGAAATATGGATATAATAAAGAAAACAATATCGTTGTCATATCAAAAACTGGTAGAATTGGGCAGATTATTGAAATCCAAGGGTTGCAAATTGCTTTGCCACTGGAACCAGTGCAAGTGCACAGCAACGAATTAAAAAAGTGGCAACAATTTGAATATCCAAAAGAATTAAGTCGTTTAAAAAATATATTTGACTGGAGAGCATATCCTGAAGAAAAGAAAGCGCAGTGGTACGACTATATAGATGAAGAGTTTAAAAGACGTGATGAAGGTTTCTGGTTTAATAATAATGGTACACCAACATATATAACAGGTACACATTACATGTACTTACAATGGAGTAAAATAGATGTAGGTGCGCCTGATTTTAGAGAAGCAAATCGACTATTTTATATATTCTGGGAAGCTTGTAAAGCCGACAAAAGATGTTACGGGATGTGCTACCTTAAAAATCGTAGGTCTGGATTTTCTTTCATGTCTTCAGCAGAAACAGTTAACCAAGCTACATTAGCAAGTGATAGTAGATTTGGTATACTCTCTAAAACAGGTGCAGATGCTAAAAAAATGTTTACAGACAAAGTTGTTCCAATATCGGTTAACTATCCGTTCTTTTTCAAACCGATTCAAGACGGTATGGACAGACCTAAGTCTGAGCTTGCTTATAGGGTTCCTGCAAGTAAGTTTACACGTAAAAAAATTATTGCAAACGAACAGCAGGAAGACTTGGTTGGACTTGATACTACTATTGATTGGAAAAATACAGGTGATAACAGTTATGACGGAGAAAAGCTTCAGCTGTTAGTACATGATGAAAGTGGCAAGTGGGAAAGACCCGATAACATATTAAACAACTGGAGAGTTACCAAAACATGTTTACGATTAGGTAGTAGAATTATAGGTAAATGTATGATGGGCTCAACATCAAACTCATTAGATAAAGGTGGAGAAAACTTCAAAAGACTATACAATGCATCCGACGTCACTAAGC